ACACCCCTAAACCGAAAGAGCATACTCCGACTTCGATAACCCCTGCAGTTCAATGTAATCCGAGCAGTTCCCGGGATCATTGGCTGACCGTACACGTTGCACTTGCCTCTATGCGCGAGTTTCAAGAGTGTAATTCGGACCACACACTACTCAAGAAAGCGGAAAATCTTCGTAATATCATTGAAGAACTCAAAGGGCTATCCGGACAGTCCAACTATTCTGCAATTCTAAAAAAAGGGATCAACGAATTTGAGACGAATTGGCGGACAACCATCACCCCGCAGGAATTTGAACACCTTGAACACCCTGATAAAATGGATATTGACGAGATGATCCGTGAGAAATACTGTTCTCTCGCCTCAAACTACCGCCGCTACTGGGAAAGTGCCATCGCTCAACTGGTGCGGAAATCAGCTATCCTAAAGCGACGGCAATACTTAATAGAAGACATTGATCGTTTCATTGACGGTTTACCAATAAAGTATCCGGAGGTTGTGAGTGAATTGGAAAAATACAAGGCTTTCAACCTGAAGCAGATCGAAAGCCCTGAATAAAATCAATCGAACAGAGTTGGTTGTCGGATGTCCTGCTGCGTGCGTTCGCGTTCTTTGCGGAGCCAGGACAAATAGGCAGCATATTCGACATGAAACTGGTCGTAGATGTACTTTTTCCACACCCATTTCAGACACCTATCCTGCCGCCCGGGTTCATAGTACTGCTTCGTGATCCGCACCGCATGCTCACGTTTTCGGATGTGATTTTTGTTGTTGTATGCCATTTTCCGCAATTATTGACTATCTTTGTAGCAGGTCGGCCTTGTGATAGCAATATTGCAGGGCTTTTTTATGTCAGTTCACCACGGTCGGACCGCCTCCCGGAATGATGTAGATCGGCGTCACCTGAACCGAAGGCCGTGAGGTCGTGGCGGGCCTCTTGTCTCCGATGGCCCGCAGTTTGCGCACCAGTGCTTGCAGTTCCTGCGCATCGAGCATATAGAGCAGACGCCCGCATATCCGCCGCTGCAGCAGGAAACGGTTCACCTTCGTCCAATCCTCGGGCAAAGCGTACATCCCGAGTTTCGTCAGGTGTGCCAGGACCTGCGACCGGAGACGCCGGATCGCGTCAGAGGCCGGGGTCGTCTTGGCACGGTGGGCAAACTCCATATATGCCTGCAGGGCGACGATCTCATCGTCGGTAAGTTCGTCATAGCTGCGGGCATCCCACAACGCCAGGATGTCCTCCCGATTGGGGATCAGGCGGCAGGCCGACATCAGGGTATTGATCCGGCGAACCTTTGCGCCGCGTTCGAATTCGGTCATTTTGTTACAATATTTAATTTAATCATGTTGCTCCCGGCGGCGGAATCGAACCGCCGCAGAAAACCGTTCGGGAATTAGGATTTGATTTTTTTATAAATCTCTCCGCATAAGAACCAGGCGAAAAGAACAAGGTAGATAAGAGGGATAATCCACATCGGGCATGTTACCCACCACCAGGACCAATCTATTTCACCGACCAATTTAAGAACGAAAAAGATAAGAAACATCCATTCCAAAAGTCCAAGTTTCATAGTTACATGCGGTTAAATGACGGTTCGATTCTGTGCCATACACCGCGCTCGTCGCGCTGGTGAAAGTAGAAGTTTATGGCGGTGCCGTTAACGACGTTGCTCTCTTTGAACAGTTGCATGATTTGCGAGTATTCGGGATCGCCGAACTGCGCCTCGAGATCATACAGCTTGCTGATGGACTTGTAGTCCAGATCGCCCTTGCGGTTACGCTCCAGGAGCGTCATTGCCAACTGGTACATCGGATCGTCGGCCCCTTTCTCCCGTCCGCCGATCCATGCCTTCAGGAAGTCGATCAGCCGGGCGGCGGCCACGTCAGCCCGTTCGTCAAAGCATTTTACCCGATTGCATTTCACCTCGAGGCGGAAGTCTCCCTCCTGCACCGAGTAGCCGAGCTGGTCGTCCCGGCGCGTGGCTCCGTACTCCTGCATGATTTTTCGGAAAGCATCGGTCTCGGCCACGACCAGGTCGTAGAACTCGCGCACCCGGCCAGTGATATTGCGGGTTTCGGCTGCCATACGCTTCACGAAGTCGGCCCGCGTCTCCTCATAGTCCCGGCGCCGTTTGTCTGCGGCCTGGCGCTCCTCGGCCCGCTTCTGCTCGAGCAGCTGTTCCAGCTGGTCGGCGGTCATGTCTTTCAGTTCGTCTTTCATAGTGATATTGATTAAGAATTACGTTTGTCGGTGTAAGGTTCCCCGGCGATACTGCAATAGTCGGTCTCCATGTTATGCAGGCCAGAACGCATGTCTTCCAGGTCTTGCTCGATCTGCGCGATCCGCTCCGGGGACAGGCTGTCCCGGTGTTGCATCAGAAAACTTTCTGCTTTGAGAATGTTTTTACGGCGCAATTCGATCATGTATGAAAGACAGTCCAGACTTGCCGCCGATGATTTGGTTAGTTCGATGATCTCGGGCATACTGATTACGATTTGATGGTTTTGATCGCTTTCAGGGCCTCCTTCGAATAATTGTCGAGGAAGGTCTGCCGCATCGCATCCGCGACACTCATAATCTCGTTGATGCTTGCCCCGGTTTGGGCGACTGTCCCGGCAAACCTGCGCAATTCCGCGATCAGTTCCGGGCTGATTTTAATACCGTTTTGCTGTCCCATTGTTGTTGTTTTTCATTATGCCGTACATGGTTCTGAAATAGTCGTCCGTGAGCGCCACGCCGTCCTTGTGCGCGGCGATGATCGCAGGCTCGAGGTAGTCGTTGAGCTCTCGGTAATCGGTGCAGAGCTCGACGAGGATTTTGCGGAGGTTTTCATCCTTGACCTTATACATGAAGTTCTCGAATTTCCGGTCGATCGGCGGCAGAATAATCGTGTTCGCCTTCATCCGGCTTTTGAACTGCGGCACGCCGTTGACACCGCGCAGTTCGAGCCTGTCGAGCAGTTTCAGCAGATCGGCGGTTCCGGCGATCGCAAAGGCCGCATATCCCTTGATCATATCATAGATGGCTTTATAGGCCCGGATACCCGGCAGTTTGGTGTTCTCACCCTCGTCGAGGATCAGCATGTTGCGCTCCCCGCACAGCGCACGGCGCCGGAACTCGGAACCGATCAGGCGCAGGCGTGCACCTTTCTGCATCGGCAGGTCGAGGTCGAGCAAGCGACCGATCTCCTCGAGGATGTCTCGGATGCCGTCCTCGGCGTTGATCGTCACACGAAACGTGTTGGTCGGATTGGCCTTGCAGTACTGGTCGATCGCCGTGGTCTTGCCGCAGCCTTTTTCGCCGATGATCATCTTCACGCCGCCGAAACGTGCGGTGCAGTTCAGATGCGCACGTTCGAGAGCCGAGATGGCGATCACAAACTGCGGCGTAGGCTCTACCTTCCAAAAGGTTTGCTCGATCTCGAAGCCGATCACCGATGCAAGCGTAATGAAATAGCGGTCGGCGATCTCCGTAACCTTGTCAGGGCCGGATTTGTATTCATAGACCCCGTTCAGCAGGTTGGAAAGATACGACGCGCTGATTCCGCAAGTCTTCGCCAAGGCATTCTGCGACATGCCGTGCCGCTGCATGTACTGCTTGGCGGCAGTAATGATTTCGTCTTTTTTGATTTTTTCCATAAGGCGGTTATTTGATGTATTTTGACAAATCGGAAATGTGATTTTTGTGGTAGTCGATCACTGCCTGCTGTTGGACCTGGTCTGCCTTCTTTCGCTCCCGCTCCCGGGCGCGTTGTTTCTTGGCCTCCAGCTTCGCACGGCCCCGTTCATATTCAGCGGCACTGATCCGCTCATGCACGGCGTTGTAATCCTCCTTGGTTGCGTTGTCCTGGATGTTGAAGTCGTAACCGCGGACCATGACAGCCTTAGCCGTTTCGACATCTTCGACGAACCCGTCGACCATCTCCTCGAACTCTGCACCCTTGCGGTTGTAGTAAGCCAGGGCGCGGAGGCTGTCGGGGGTTGCCTCGGTCATGGATTTCGACGCCATCGGCGCAGGCGGGCAGGTGAACATGTAAACCTCGTCGGTTGTGTAGACATCAGCCCCTTCGGAGTTCCAATAGACATGCGCTTTGAACGACGGAGCATACCCCATGTGCTGCGCGATCAGGGCCACGGTGCCCGCATCCGTCGGGATGTCGAACTTGTACTCCTTGCCGTCGCGTTCGAGCGTCAGAATCGACCGCAGATAGCTTAAATCGCGCTTCGACATTTCACCCGTGATCCGGCGGTATTGCCGATCGGTATATTGTCCGGCCCGGTCGTTCTTCAGCGCGTGGAACCATTCCGAAGGAGTGAGTTCATTTTCCAGGCGCGTGTTGTTCCATTCACGGATGGCGACCGTCAGTTTCTCGATAGCTTCCGTATAGGTCGGCAGGGCCATAATGTCGTAGTAGTCCGGATTCGCCATGCTTTCGAGGCTCCTGGCGTTCCACGAGGTTTCAGGCAGTTTGAAATAACTCTTGAAACGGCGTTTAAACAACCGGAACATGGTCTCGGCGGGGTTCGCCTGAGAATTTCCCGGCGCGATCGTGCGGAAGTTCCGGCAGACACGCTGCAGGTAAGCCTTCGAGGCTTCGCCCGTATAGGCGCCGTGGTTGTCGCTGATGAAGTCCAGCACCTCGGTCTTGCCGTTATCCAACAACGCCATGCGCATCGCCTGCCGCAGCATCGTGCCGTCCTCGAGGTGCAGACCTTTCCGGCTCACGGAATAACCTGCGATGTAACGGCTGCCGACATCCGAGATCAGCATCACGTATATCTTCATCATGCGCCACTTGCCATATTGGTCCTGATAGCGGTATGGTACGACGCCCGAACCGTCGGAGGCCCACAGCGAGTTAGCGAACTCGAGCGGTTTGGCAGGAACATAGGGCCGATAGGTATCTTTGAAATGCTTCTTGCCGTGGCGTTCCTTCGCCGACAGCATTTTCCGGCTCCATGCGTTCGTGTAGTGATTGAACGTCGAAGGCTTCACGGGAACAATACCCATCGCCTCCATGTCTCCCGCATAGAGTTGCCACAGTTCCCGCTTGGTATCCTTTTCCGAGCCTCCGGGATTCAGCCAGTAGGTCATAATCGCCGTCTCGTGGGCGTCCATCTTCATCACTTCGCCCGTGGTGTAGTCTACCAGTTCGAACTTGCCGATGATCCGGCGGTTATCGTTGCCGTATTTGCCCGAGACGAGCCACTCCCGGAGCTGGCCGGGGTCCTCCGGAATGCCGCCGATCTTCTTGCGCAAACTGTCAGCGTTCTTGATCCGCAGCCCCTCGAGGGACGCTTCGGCGAGAAGATCGACACACAGAACGAGGAAATCGGCCTGCGTAGGGAATCCGAGCCGCTTGTATTCGTTCCGAGACAGGGCACGTTTCAGAAAACGGCACCAGGCGACAGAAACAGCCATCTGCCGGGCCTTATCCTGCGTGTAGACCGCCAGGTCTCCAACCTTGTACTCCTCGTAATAGGCAATGTCGGTATTGTCGATCAGGAGCTGCACCTGTTCCCGGATCATCCGTCGCTGTTCGGCCTGGCGCTCGCGGCTGCCCCGAAGGTTCTGCCCCTCGACGGCGCCGATCAGCTCCTCTTTCGAGGGCAGCATGTCCCGGTAGCAGGTCGGTTTCCGGTTCGGGATATGGTCGTAGTCGTAGTAGTACTGCCCGCCCTTGCGGCCCCAACGCCAGGCCTTGCCCTCCTTTTTGCCCAGGAAGAAATCCGACTGATCGGCAACCTTCCGCCACGAGGGAGGAAGGGAGGATTTGTAGCGCTTTATCCCTTTACGAAGCGTTTCCTCGGGAATGTCGCATACCTCGCATACCATACGCTGCGACACCCAGACGGTTTGCCCGTCGGAGGTCGCGCGTATCAGTATGTCGTTTGGCAGTATCATTAAAACCGTGTTTAAACCTGTTTAAACAGACGTTAATAGGCGGATTTCAGAAAACACATCCACTGTGTTTTTGAGTTCTTGCCACTTTTATGGCCGAAGAGTGGATTCACTCCGAAAATTTTGATGATCCTGCTTGCAGCTATCTGTGTTTCGTTCCATTTGAAAATCAAAACTCCTTCGGGTTTCAGCACTCGCATACATTCGTCGAAGCCTTGCTTCAAATCTGTTTCCCAGCTGGAGAATAACTTACCATATTTATGCGCCGTGTAGCTGTTTGCTCCAAGGCGAACAAGATGCGGGGGATCAAACACAACAAGCCGAAACGTCGCATCCTCAAAGGGCATATTTCGGAAGTCACCAACCACATCCGGATGTACTTCTAAATTCCGTCCGTCGCATAGTGTGCATCTTCATCCCGGATGTCCATGAACATAGCCAGCGGGTTCTGCTTGTCAAACCACATCATGCGAGGTCCGCAGCAAGCATCCAATATCAACTTATCCGTTTTCATAGTTTTATTTGCAGAATCGTAAAGCACGTTCTATTTTTTGCTCCCGTGTCGGTATCGCTCCGAAACAATGCCTTTGCATTCACGGGATTTTTAGTTAACTTTATAGGCAATAAACCATTTAACCAAATTTTGTCATTATGGATACCAGTAAAGAACTTTTAAAAGTAAACATTCGAATGAGCTCCTATTTTGCCAAAGTAGATGCCTTAATTGAGGCTTTGGATGAACACCAACGAGGTGCATTTAAGGAAGCTTTGAGACGCGGAAAAGAAACCTATATCAGACATCATGAGGAAGAGCTCGACGAAGAGCTTCTGCAACTTGTTGATCGAGCATTTCAATAAAATACTGTTGTTCCTCTTTCAGAACTTCTCGCATGATCGGTGCGAGAAGCCTTTTTATCCATTTACGTATCATAACTATATCGGTATTGAGTTGTTTTATTTTGTTGTCGTTACTCTTATCTCGCTGATTAGCTATTCGAAAAGGCGGCCCATATTTGCCAACCGTTCCATCGCCAGCTGTTCCATCATCTTTTTCTTGCGGGCCGGAACCTTGTCCCAGCATTTGACGCAATACCGCCCGGCGGGGGTATTGTAATGTGCGCCGCTGATTTCGCACTTGCATTTGATGCACCGGAGTTTTGGCTGTTCCATCCTTCTATGTATTAATTGTGCTGTACTCGTTCGGCGATCACCCTCTCGGCGATCGTCAGTATCCGCTCGCTTACGCCGCGACCCATGATCACGTAGGAGACCCACACCGGATGCACGCCTGCGAGGCGTGCGATATGCTTCTTATCCCCGCGCCGGAGACCGTTCCGAATGGCCTCAAGTCGTTTTTCTCGGTTTTCTGTGCTCATAATCAAAAAAATTGAATACTTTTGTGTTGTAAACTTTACGCAAATATAATAGAGTTATCTCAATTATGCAACAAAATAAGAGAGATTTTTCAGTTATAAAACGCAGAATTTTGCAATACCTTGAATTGAAAGGTATTACGAAATATGCTTTTTATAGAGATACTGGAACAACAAACGGTGTTTTAAGCCAACCAAATGGTATCTCCGAAGAAAATCTATTGAGATTTCTCTCGTATTATAACGATGTAAATCCTATTTGGCTGTTGACTGGAGAAGGAGAAATTTTGCTTACCAAAACTCCAAAATTTAGGGACAATATAAATGCACCCAAAGTTGTCCCCCAAAATGTCCCAATACGAAAACTCCAAAATTTAGGGACAAATCCCGAATACCCGAAAGGTGAGGAAACTTTCGAGGAGAATGTCGCCGATGTTACCGTAGATAAGGTTTTCAAACTGCGAACCGATCGTCTGATTGACCGTCAGCAGATACCTATATATGACATGGAGGCCGTCGCTGGCCTTGTTCCGTTGTTTGCAGACCAATACAGCCAGTCGATCGTCGAGGTCATGGAGACGACACTGATCCCCAAATGCGACGGAGGATTGCGTATCGTAGGGGATTCGATGTACCCGCTGCTGAAAAGCGGTGACATCGTATTTTACAAGCAGGTACATGACATCATGCACAGCATTATATGGGGTGAAATGTATCTGATTTCGTTTGACATTGACGGAGACGAGTACGTTTCGGTGAAATACCTGCAAAAATCAGATACACC